TTACAAGTGCATCTCAAGCAGCAACATACAATGCTTCAGGGGGGAAGTATGTAATGTATTCTTTTGCAGACATTACAGGTTATCAGAAGATAGGGACGTATACTTCTCAATATCCAAGCACAACTACTGTAGACGTAGGATTTCAGCCAAGATTTGTTATGATTAAAAGTTATAATCAACCAAGAAATTGGGTTATACACGATTCAGCAAGAGGAGCTGATGAACAATTATATGCAAATTTAAGTAATCAAGAAGGTAATACAGGAACACAACTACAATTTACTTCTACAGGATTTAATACAAGCGGTGGTGGTAATGATTTAGATGGAGGTTCATCTTATAGTTACATCTATTTAGCAATAGCATAATGGAAGATATAAAGATAGGTTTCGTTAACTTTTTTGCTTTAGGCATTTCTATAAGTGAGGCGAATCCTATGCTTCAGTCAATCAGTTTAATACTTGCAGTTGTATATACATCTATATCAATTTATAAAAAACTAAAAAAATGACATTACCTAAAAACGGTGCTGCAAAAGAGATAAGAAGCTATTTAGGTAGCTTACTTATATTCTTTTTTATAGTAGGTATTATTATAACTTTTGTTCAATATCCTGTTTTAGAATCTAACAAAGAAATTGTGCTTATGCTTATAGGTTCTATCGCAGCTTCAATACCTGTTTTAATAAGTGCTATTAGCGGAACAAAACCAGATGATGTAAATGCATTAAAAGCAACATTGGAAAAAAAAGATCATCAAATACAAATGCTTGTAGATGCAAAAGACAGATTAGAAGAAATGGTAATTAGCCTTCAAAGAGAAATGTTGCAAAATCAAGACAATATGATGGACAAAATAATCCTTAAGGCTGCAATGGATTTCGATGATAAACATAACCCCCCAAAAAAATAGATATGAATACTTTTATAATGATTATTTCAATAGTAATGTTTTTAACAGCAGTAATGTTAGTTTTAACAGTTTATGGTTTATTTACAGATAAAGACAAGGATGGTATTCCTGATGCTTTAGAAGATAAATTTAATCAAGTTGTTAGTGATATAAAACAAGAAATTGAAAAGATCAAAAAATGAAATACTTTACATTAGATGAATTTGACTGCCCTAGTCACAAAGGTAGTGGTGTAAATATGGATGGTAATTTTATTGCTAAACTTGAACAAGCAAGAGAAATTGCAGGAATACCATTTAAAATAAATTCAGGCTATCGCACAAAAGAAAGAAATCAACAGGTTGGTGGTGTAAAAAACTCAAGTCATTTAATTGGTGTTGCAGCAGATATTGCTGTTGGATCAGGAAATGAAAGATACATTATTCTTAATGCATTAATTAAAGCAGGATTCAAAAGAATTGGAGTTGCAAAAACATTTATTCATTGTGATACAGATTCTCAAAAATTAAATTCAGTTTGGACTTATTAAATGGCTGATAAAAAAAAATTTAAAGACACTAAAGTAGGTCAGTTTTTACTTGATAAAATTCCTGATGTAGTTGGTGCAGTTGCAGGAAACACAGCAGTTGGTAGTGTTATTCAGGCTATTATTGGTGGATCTGATATGAGTGATGCAGACAAAGAAATTGCATTAAAAAAATTAGATCTTGAAAGAGCAGAGATTGATGGAACAACAAGAAGATGGGTTGCAGATGCTCGGAGTGGATCTTGGTTAGCTTCAAATGTACGCCCTTTAGTGCTTGTATTTTTAACGATCAGCTATGTTGCAGGGTGGTATATGGGTTATCCCTTAGAAAACATCACAGGGCTTCTTACAATCGTTATAGGGGGGTACTTTGGAAGTCGTGGAGTTGAGAAAGTTTTTGGTAATAATAAACACCGATAATGGCAAAAGTTCAAGTTAGTGTTTACAAAAAGAAAAGTGTAAAGAGAAAAGGTGTACATAGTAAAAATAAAACAAGTAGTTTAAAATCATCTAAGCTTTACAAAAAAAAATATCGAGGACAGGGACGATAATATCCCTATATTTACTTTTTATTAATTTTTAAATATATACAAATGTCAGAAGAAATGACCATCAGGTTACTTGCGGAAAAAATTGCCAATGATTTTAACAGAACAGAAAAAGAAAAAACAGATGATCTATTGAGATTAGATGCAATACAATATACAAATTTAGGTATTGATAGTAAGCAATTTGAAAAAAATAAAGTTAAATCTGATAGTAAGTATATATACAAAAAAATTAAAACAATTGATAAACCTTTAGGAGATCAATTAATTGTTGCGATGGATTAGCACAACTTAGTACTAAATTAGTATTATTATATATTTATATATTATTACAACTATTGTACTAATTAGTACTAATATTGTATAATATAAAAAAATATTTTAAAAAAACTAATTATGGCAAAAAAATTGTCAAGATCAAGAATTGTAATAAAACTTGATACAGTTTTTAGTAAATACATAAGGCTTTCAAATGCTGACAAAAATGGATATTGCACTTGTTTTACTTGTGGTGCTAGTGCTTATTGGAAAAATGATGGTTTGGATGCAGGGCATTTTATGTCAAGGAAACACTATTCAACAAGATGGGATGAAAGAAATGTAAAGCCACAATGTAAGTTCTGTAATATGTACAGAAATGGCGAACAATATCAATTTAGCAAGTATTTAGGTGAAGAATTAAGTGAAGAATTATATATACTTAGCAAAAAAACAGTCAAATATTCTAATATTGAATTAAATAATATGGCAGAACATTATAAAAATCTTGTAAAAGAATTAGAAAAAGCGTATATTTAAAATTATTTCTTTGTTTTATAATAAGTGTTAAGGGGTGATTATTAGATTAATTGCTCCTTTTCTTTTTATTTATTAAAATATTTTCATATCTTTATTGAAAATTAATATTATGCCTTTGTTAGAATTTTTAAATGATGATGATTTAAAAGAATTATCAGAAAACAATAAATATTTAGATGCAACTAGAAAAGCAGCTAAAGAAGAATTGGTAAAAAGAAACAAATTTAAGTTAGAAAAAAATGACATTTAAAGAAGATGTTATTAGAGTTTTAAAAGCAGAAGTTGAAGCTTTGAGATCAAAAAATCTTGAATTAGAAGCAAAATTAGAAGTTTGTAAACAAGACTTGATGATCAGATATAATAATGTAGAACAAGAAATAAAAAATATTAAATATGAACAAATCAGGAAGAATAGTTAGTTTTGAGCCTAAAGGCTCTGTACAATTTAGTGATAGTGTAAAACAAAAATACTTTGTAACATTTGCAGATGGAAACAAATATAGTTTTTTAGCAAACAATGATTGGATTTATCCTGTCGGAACAGAAATATCATTTACAGTTAGTAATGCAGATGTGCAACCACCAACAGCAAAAGGTGCAAAAAGATTAGAAGCAAATAATTTTCAAAGCAAATCACCAAATTCTTTAAATGGTGTAAAGCTAGATATTATATTACAAGTTTGTTATAAAGAAAATATGCAAGCGTTTGCAAAAGAAAATAGACAAAGTGTAATTGAATATACTAAACAAGATTTTATATCTTTAATTGAAATTTTAAAAAATCAATAATGGAAGGTAAATTTATAAATGGTCTATATTGTAGAAAAGGCAATGTAGAATGGAAACAAGCACAAATAAGTATTAAGGTTGAAGATTTTGCAAAAGAATTAATTCGACTAAAAGATGTGGCAGCAGAAAATAAAGGTTTTGTAAATATTGATATTTGCACATCAAAAGATGGATCTAAAATGTATGCAGTTTTAAATGATTTCAAGCCTGTACCACAAGAAAAAGTAAGCGCATCAGATCACAGCCCTGATAGAGACTTACCGTTCTAAATAAAATTATCCCCTATATTGGGGATTTTTTTATATTTAACAAAACAAAGAAATGATAATTGAATTTGATCAACACTTAGACAAATTAAAACAAGTTAGAAATGGTACAATTAAAGAAGGATTAAAACTAGATGTTTCTGAAATTGATGAATGGCTTCGTTTTAAAAAAGGTAATTTTAATGTAATTCTTGGACACGCGAACACAGGCAAGACCACGCTTATTTTGTATTTAATGTTATTATACACAGTAAAACACAAATTGAGGTGGCTTATATTTAGTGGTGAAAATGAACCTTATACTTTAATAAAAAAGTTAATTGAATTTTTAGAGGGTAAACCAATTAACAAAATAGAAGAAACACACTTTGCAGAAAGAAGTGAATTTATAAATTCTCATTTTAAGTTTATAGATCCAAACCAATTATATACTTATAAAGAAATTTTAGGTTTAGCAGAAGCAGTTAAAGGTGCTTGGAATTATGATGGACTTTTAATTGATCCATACAATGTAATGGCTAAAGATCAGATTTTAGCAAAGACTTACAATTCACACGAATATGATTATTATGCTTGTAGTGAAATGAGAGTTTTCTGCAAAAAATATAATGTTAGTTTGTGGCTTAATACACACGCTAGTACAGAAGCACTTAGAAAGAAACACGGAGAAAGGCACGAGTATTTTGGTCATCCTATTCCACCAATGGCAAGTGATGTTGAAGGTGGTGGCAAATTTGTGAACAGAGCGGATGATTTTCTAGTGATACATCGTTATATTCAGCACCCAACAGAATGGATGTATTCATTGATCCACACAAGAAAAATAAAAGATGTAGATACAGGGGGTAGACCAACGCCAATTGATGAACCTATCAGGCTAAAAAGTATTCAAAACAATGTCGGATTTGAAATAAATGGAAAAAATTTACTAGATTTACCGAAAAGGGAACAGGTAGATTTACCATTTTGATAAATTTTACGTTTGGAAATACAGCATTTAACATTCAATTTATTCCTGTATATGGGATAAGTGCAGGTATTTTATACTATAATCCTAACTTAGAACCTGATAGTGAGAATGTACATCCTGATGATTTCTATGAACAATTAACAGTAATGTTTTTCTTTTTTGGTTTTCACATAACTTGGTGGAAATTATGAAAAGCACACTAACTTTATTAGCAGAAAAGCACAATGATTGGATAAGAGTTGTAAAAAGTTTTGGCTGCAACACAGATACAAGTGAAGATATTGTCCAAGAAATGTATATTAAAATTCATAATCTTTTAAAAAAAGGTGGTGATATAATGTACAATGAAGAAGAAATAAATCACTTTTATATTTTTAGAACACTTAGAACAATGTTTATAGATCTTACAAGAAAACAATCTAAGGTTAAATTTGTTTCAATAGAAAACACAAAAGATTATACAACTGAAGATATAATCAACCTTTTTAAAAAACTTCAGATAAAAGAATTTACAGAATTTGATAACATTCAAAAGTATCAAAATAAAGTTAATAATGAATTAGACAAATTGCATTGGTACGATAAAAAAATATACAATCATATACAAGGTGGTGAAAGCATTAAAAGTTTAAGTGATAAAACAAAGATTAGTT